TATCGGAATAACTTTACTGCTGATAGGATCTAATGCGTTTCTAGGTAGATTCAGAGTACGTTTACTGTACATGACAGCTATTGTTCTACACCAAGGATGAAACGGCGGATACGTTCCGCTAGCACCGTTTACCTTAGCTTCAGAAACTGGATAAATTTTATGATCTTTAGCTTTACAGATTTCAGACGTTCGCAAATCCAACACAGCAACAAGCATGTACTCTTTTACGCCGTTGTCTTGCCACGCTTTTAGTTTTGCTTGGTTAGCCATGTAATTAGCTTCTGTACGAATCAAACGCCTAGCGACACCAATGGAACGGTCAAATTCACTAGCTATTGCCTTAGTCATTTCAAACTCAGACATGCCAGTCATAGACTCGACAGTGAACAACTCTTCTAGCCTAGCTGCCAAAGCTTCAGTATCTCCCCATATCCGTTTAGAATAATTCGATCCATGCCAGTGGCTATCAAGGATGTTTTTTGTATACCTGGTCGATAGTTCCTTAAACTGATAATCCTTCTTATTCCAGACCTCGATGACTATGCCATTCTTAGCATTCTCTTGCGCTTTTCGGATGACTGATTCAGCCGTTGCCTCACGATACGATTCGTGAATAGCATCTACATAGAATTCCGTCTGCTTTTCTAGTTGAATATCAGCAACTTGCTTAGAAACTAAAAAAGACTTGGCTTTCAAGTCCTCCGCACGAGTGATGCGCTCTTTAAATGCTAATGCTTGCAATCTGTTTTTTGCTGAAGCTTGTAATTCAGGATCTTTAATCTGTTTAGATAGTTTTCTCAACTCTGTTAAATCTTCAACTGATGTTGTTTGGTTCAGTATCCGTTTAGCCTCATCCTCAGATAGTCCAGATCGTTGCTGAGAGCGAGTAAATAGCTTCCTAACCTTTTGGGTTAAATATGTTTGTGCTTGTCTATACGCTTTCGCCACAGCTTCCTCAACTTTGATTGCATCATCGTTTATCTTTTGTTCAGCATCAACATTGCGGCGTTCCCAGTAGGATAGCTTGCGTTTCTTTTGAGCCATTTAATCAGCTCCTTATTTCACCCCACCAGTTAAAATGCTGATAGAAAATTTTAAAGCTTGCTCTTCGTTAAATCCCTCTTCTAAACATTTATCGAACAAATATTTCCCTTGCTTCGCTATATAATCAAAACTTTTTTGCATTTCAAAGAAAGTAGCTTCAAGTGTTTGATTGTTCTCGTTCATCTTCATTAGCTCTTTTAACTGTTGTTCATTCATCTTCTTCGTCCTCCTCTGGCTCATCATCCAAATCTGAATGACTATCTTCAGCTTGTACACCTAACACTTTAGCTTGGAGTTTCATGTTTTCCTCTTTTTGCTGATTCAGCATTTCAACCACTTCTTGTGGATTATCGATATCATCCAACCAACCTAAGCTAATTAATAACGGTATAAACTCTTGCGATTCCTTGATCTGATTTATGATATCCGATCGGTTGATTGGCAAGTTAGGTTTAAATTTGATAGTTGTTCCTTCGACATCCACATTATGACCTTTTACATTCAAAATATTTTGCAACAGTTCCAAACGCTGCATGATCCCATCTTCCAAGTATCCAATTTTGATTGACAATACAAGCAGCAATCCAAACAACTTATATTTCATTGCTTCTCCGGATTGAGTACCAGCAAAGTTTTCATCATTCAGATTAGGTACATAGGTAGTCTTGTGGAAATCATCAAGTAAAGAGTCAGCAAGTGTTTGTACTTGAGTTTCATCAAACGTGTTAGTAGCATACTGAAAATCTCCACCATCTGATTTTGCTGGCGCTTCAATGGCCATGGTTCCATTTATCTCTTCTGGTTTTTCATCTGGCAAACCAAATCCGAACATAATCATAATCGCTTTGACGAAGTTTTTCTTGTCTTTGATACGATCAGTTTGCAGAATATTATATCCATCAATCTGAGACAGTTGCTGCTCGTAGTCGCCTTGCTTTTCTTCGTTGTTTCTAAACTCAACCACAGGCACATCCTTGTAGTAATGTGATTTAACTTTAGGATTCGGAGATTTATTGATTAGGCTTGTAGGATCTAATCGCTTCGTTTTAGATAGATAAGTGATCACCCACTTTTGAGTGTAAACTGTTATCTCCCAGAACGTTCTTCTTTTCAAGTCTCGTTTCTTGACCATACGAACAGCAAATAGTTTCGTGCGATCGATAGTATCATCAACCACTAAAAACATCCCTCTAGGGTCAATCCAAGCAATTTTAGGCACTGTTTCCGGAACATCGTTTCCTTCTGTGCCAGGTTTAATAGCAAGGTAATGCAACTCAAGACCCATGCCCATTGTTGATAAACCTTTTTCTAGTTCCTTGTCGTGTTTCTTAATTTTCATCTTTTCTAATGCATCGGTAACTGGTGTAATATCTTTATCCTTTGCTGGTGCATAAGAGACAGGAGCGCCCACTGTGAATCCCACCATCATATCCGTTACATATTTAGCATTGTTGACAAAGATTTCATCCATATCGTGTGGCGTTCGGATCTTCGTTTGTCCGACCTTATGTGGTTTACCTTCGTAGTAATCAAACAACATATCAAGCCGCGGTATTTCTTTTTTATGCTCATCCATGCAAAAATTGATTACTTCCATACTTGGGTTATTAATATCACCAGCTAATTCACGATCAATAGCGATTGCCATTCTTTCACCTTCTTTATTCCATCCATGTAGGACGATTAGTAATTTTAACTTTGTTGCTCTTGAAGATAATCGTGTAAACGAAATATCTTACGGCATCCATTGCATGGTCATTTTGCTTTATAGGCTTATCCTCTCCACGATCCATTGCTTTAGAATCCCATATATAAGAACTAAATTCCTTTAGGGTATTCACACAAGAGGAATTAAACGCTATTTTTTCTTCGTTAAGAAGAGTACCAACAAAACGAATGCCATCTAGCACATCATTTTTTGCTTTTCTTATTTTGAAGTTTCTCTTCTTTAATTCGGCAATAAAAGAAGCAGCGGACGGATCCACAATCACTTCTTTAATACGGATGCCTTCTGTAAACTTCTGTAATTCATCAGCAAATTCACTATCGGTCTTTTGTTTCTTGCTATCACGTCCAGAATAATAGAATTCTTTTACGCAATACCAGATGCCATCTTTGCCTTTTTGCCACAACAAAAATACGGTAGCGTTCTGCGTACCGTAGTCAATGCTTATATAATTATCACCAAAGATGAAATCAACTAATTTATTGTAGACATGCTTTGATTGATCAAACATATCGTAAATGATACCTTCAGCAACTGTCCACAAACCAAGAATATACCGTTTGTAGAAGACTCCTGAATACATGCTGCGATATCTCTTCTTGATAGACTCATCTAAACTAAGATTGTCATCCATCGTAAAGTGAAGATACACCAAATTTTTTTCTTTAATCTTGTCAATCCAATTCAGTTTGAACCAATGATATGGGCCATCTGGGTTGCAGTTAAACCAAAACTTGGAACCTTTCTCGGAACAACGCCCAGTCGCTTGGTTTACAAAGGATTCTGGCATAAGTGCTACTTCATCAAAAAACATGCCAGCTAATGTAATACCTTGAATCAAGTCTTGAGATCGTTCATCTTTACCACCAAAAACATAGAAGTAATTGGTATTGCCTTTTTTAGTGACTTCCAGCATGTTGTCAGCACGATGGTCTTTGTAACGATATCCTCTTGATAGAAGCATGAGTTTTAACCAAAAAAGAACATTCCGCCGAAATGAGCCGATTGTTTTACCTGCCATACCAAGGTTTTTGCTGTCAAATGTTGACATAGCCCACATGACATAAGATAAACACATTGAAATAGTCTTGCCAGAACGAATAGCGCCATCTGCTATGATCCCGTCTTTATCTTTGACAGCAGACTTTTTTGTCCACCATGTAAGAATCATCTTCTGCTTTTTGCTGAAAGGTTTGAATTTGAAAACCGCCTGTTTTACTCTTCTGGCCATAGTTCTTCACCTTCAGCTTCCAATGCTGCCAAGAAACCATCGTCTTCCATATCAAACTCTTCGCTGCCATCCTTATTCTTAGCAATAGCCGCAGCAATCTGCACTTCTCGCAACCGATCACCGCCAAGATATTTCATGAGTTCTGACATGGCTTTTTGTTTGTCATAAAGTTTGACCGATATGCCGTCTTTCCCCTTTTTGACTTCTTGAATAAGCGTACCATCAACCTCTTCACTACTCTTCAGTGCAACCTGTGATGATTTGTACGTTTCTAACTCCCCAGTAAACTCGTTAAACACCTCTCGCTTCTCACCAGCATCATCATACTCATATAGTTTGTGTTCTGTTGATGAGAACTCAACGAAATCAGTGATATCAGCAAACGCCTGCTT